ATATTTCTATTTTAAATATCACTGACGTTGATGGAAAAATATTAATTAGAGGAAAAGGACAAGCATCAGTACCAAAAAGACAAGCATCAGCACCAGTAGTGACTGGAATGGAGATTGAAAAACCGGGCATCGACGCCCATCGACAACACCAACAAGCCAAAAGCGTCCAACAATCCTACCGCCCGCGCCGGCAACTCCGACAACCCTACCGCTCCCAACCCTATTACCGACAACCAGACAGAAGAGAGAGAAGAGAGAGAAGAAAAGGAAAACTTAAGAAGCCTTTGGACAAAACTTCGTTTACAAGACTATATAGACAAGCTCGAGAACATGTCCAAGAAGCCCGAGAACATGACCGTTTGGGTATTGGTGATCCCGATATTTAAATGTATCATGATTTAAAGGAGGCATGTGGGGCGGAGATGATTTAATAATTTAGAAAAATTATATTCATTTTTTTTATTTATTAACAATAAATTATCAATCTGTTTCGTTTTTTTTTCATTATTTAATTTATATTTGATAATTGAAGTTTTTACATCATTTATTTGGTAATTATTATTATTTAATTTACATTGAATTAATACTAATTTATCATTTAAATTTATATTTATATTAGTTATATTATCCATTTTATATTTTTGTTCTTTATTTTGTTCTTTTATTTTTTTTATTATTTCATTTTTATCATTTATATTTTTATTATGTAAATTAATATTTTCTAAATATTCATTTAGTTTTTCATTTAGTTTTTTATTTTTATCATTTAATTTTTCATTTTTATCATTTAATTTTTCATTTTTATCATTTAATTTTTCATTTTTATCATTTAATTTTTTTATTTTATTATATAATTCAAAATAAATATTTTCTATTTTTAAATTTTTGGATTCCATTTTGATATTTTTATTATTTAATTTTAATGAATTAATTTCTATTTTATAATTTTTATTTTCATTAGTCAATTCTGATATATGTGAGTTATCAGAATTTAATTTTGTTTTTAATAGTATTACATTTTCTTTTAAATATTCATTTTCTTTTTTTAAATTAATTATGTTTTCTTTTTCTAAATTTATATCTTCAATATATTGTTTAAGTTTATTATTTTTATTATTAAGATCTTCTGATAATTTATCAATATATTCTTTATGTTTAATTTTATTTAATTTGTCTTGATTTATAAATGTGTCTCTTTCTGTGGCTAAATATAAAAGTGTATTTTCAATATCGATTTCATATTTAATTTTTAATTTAAATTCAGATTTATCTTCACTTTTAAAAATCCATTTTATCCTATCATTTGGTGCAACATTTAATTCATATATGCAACATTTATCACCATAATAATTACCTATTATTCCTAAAAAAACTGTTTCTAATTTAGCTATATCCGATGATAAAATCTCATTAATTATTTTTTTATTATTTTTTTTATTTTTATCATTTTCTATTACCAAATTTAAATTAATTTTTAATTTACTATGTCTATTTAATTTAGGAACACATGTAAAAATGATTTTACTATAACAATTATTTAATTCATTATATTCACCATTAACTATATTTGATATTTTATTCATAATTAATAATAATTATAGAAATATTCTTTAGATTACTATTACTATTATAAATAATCTAATAATATTTAAAAAATATAATAATGATAATATATAATGTCATCAATTAACTTGAATAACAATAATAATAGCAATAACAATACCAATAATAATAATGACATATCAATTTCCATAGTAATTAATATTAATAAAAAAAAAAATACAATTCCTATTAAATCAGTATTAAGACTAGGTGAAAAAAAAACATATAATTGGATAAGAGATACTTCTGTCACTAAATGTTATAAATGTGATAATGATTTTAGTTTTATGTTTAGAAAACATCATTGTAGAAATTGTGGCAAAATATTTTGTAAAGATTGTTCAAACTATTGGATAGAAATACCTAATTATATTAATTCAGTAGAGAAAAAAAAAATATACAAAAGTTTTAATACATATTTGGAATATTTTAATTTAAATGAAAATAAAGAAAGAGTTTGTCAAGATTGCTATTCGCAAATATTTGAACTAAAGGAGCTAATAAATGCTATAAAAATTTTCGATTTATTAGAATTAAATATAAAAGAGTATAAAATAATTGCTCTTGTTTCGAAAACATGGTATAAAATTTATAAATATTATATAAATTTTTTTAAAGAAATTCAATATTATTTACCTGACCATAAATATTCTAAAAAAGAAACTAAAATTATTAATAATAATTTATCTTATTTTAATTGTCATTCTAAATGGATAAGACAAATGATAATTACAACAGATTGGGAAAATATATCAAAACATAAAGAACAAAGTATTTTTGATATAATACTTTCAAAAAAAAAAAAAATCGCATGTCAATATCTTTGTTGTAAAAAAATATGCTATAATAATTTACAACCGGAAGATTCTATTATATGTTTTAATAAAAAAATAAATAATTATTTACTTATTAAATATTTATTAGATATTTTAGACAATGCTGATATAATTGAATTACAATCATATTTAACCAATATTGTATTTAGTATTCGATTTTATAAAAAAAATAAAAAAATAGTATTCTTATTTATTGATTTTCTTCTTAAAAAGGCAAAAAATAATATTAATTTTTGTAATACATTATTTTGGGAATTAACACAATTTATTAAAGATGTAGAATTTCAAATTTTTTATTCAAATATTAGACAAAAACTTGTTAAAAGTTTAGATAAAGATACTTATAATCTTTTTTTAAATGGATATGATTTTACCCAAAATATAATAGAAATAATTAATAATTCAAATGATCCCAAAGATGCTATAACCAAACATTTGAAATCAAATACATATTATAGTAAAAATAATTTTTATTTACCTATTAATATAGATAAAAAATTTAAAGGTATTGATGTAGACAATATTAAAATTATAAATTCAAAAACAAAACCTATTATTTTACCATGTATTTATACTGAAAAAAATATAAATAAAACATTTGAAATTATGCTTAAAAAAGAAGATACTAGAAAAGAAGCTATAATTATGAATATTATAAAATTAATGGATTATTTTCTTAAAAAGGATGCAAATTTAGATTTAAATATTATTACATATAATATTCTACCGATTTCGAATGAATATGGATATATAGAATTTGTTAATAATTCATATACATTATATTCTATTAGGGAAGAAGAAAATTTTAGTATTCAGAACTTTATTATGGAAAAAAATCCAAAAATAACTGCGGAACAATTGCGTGATAATTTTACTAAAAGTTGTGCCGCATATTGTGTAATAACTTATCTTTTAGGAATAGGTGACAGACATTTAGATAATATTATGATAACAGATAAAGCTTATATTTTTAATATCGATTTTGGCTATATTTTAGGTAAAGACCCTAAATTATTGGCGCCTGAGTTTAGAATTACAGGTGAAATGATTGATGCTATGGGAGGTATAAAAAGTAAATATTATGATGATTTTAAAAATTATTGTTTTAAAGCTTACAATTGCTTAAGAAATCATACTAATACATTTTCTGTAATGTTATCATTATTATATACTCTTAAACCCCCAATAGATAATTTTGTATTAAATAATAAATATGTTAAATCGGAAATTGTTAAAAGATTTATACCCGGAGAACAGTATAATGAAGCTGCTATACATTTTAAATACAAAATTAACAACAATTCTAACACATATTCTGGAAATATTATTGATTATTTTCATAAAAAATGTAAAAGTGATAGTCAGTCTGTACCAAATAGTAATGAAACAATATTTAATTCTGCTGTAAATGCTTGGAACGCTACAAGTAACTTAACACTTAATATTGGAAATAATTTAAAAAATTTATTTTGGAATTAATAATTTAAAGATAATATAAAGATAATATAAAGATAATTTACAAATTATCTTTATTAATGTCGAAAAAATATAATAATCAATCATTTTCAATTGCTAATCCAATTATAAATCCAATTGAAAATAAATCTTTAATTTTAAAATTTGCTATTGGAATATCAAGTGTTGCTATTGTTTCTACGGGAGCATATTTTTTATATAACAAAATATATAAAAAACAACCATGTAAGGATCGCCGCATATTGCCGGAAATGCGGGAAACAGATGCCGAGTATATCCAGTACCTGCACCCGATCAAGAACAATAAAATTACACAAACTGTACAAACTGACATTATAACTTATGAAACTAATAATGTGTCAGACGATGATGAAACTAATAATTTGTTAGACGATGAAGTTGAAACTAATAATTTGTCAGACGATGAAGTTGAAACTAATAATGTGTCAGATGAAGATGAAACTAAATGTACTTGTTAATTTACTTTTTATTATATATAATTAAAAAATTTATATATAACAAAAATTTCTTATTTTAAAAGGTTATTAATATTTAATATATATATATATTATATAAATATGTATAAAAAAATAGTTAATCCAAAGACTAACCGAAAAGTTTCTATAAATAGTAAATTAGGTATGAATATATTAAAAAAATATTTAAAAAACTATAATTTGTACGGAGGAGTAGGAGGAGTAGATTATGATTGTAATTTTGATAATATTGTTGATAATGATTATATTTGTGAAAATGAAAGTAAAAGTTGTACGGCATATAAAAGTCGTGCTAATATACGCGATTGTAACTCCCAACCGGGTAGGGACGTAAGACGAAAGTATCTTAGTGGGCTAAGAAAATTTCATCCAAATTTTAATGATAATTGTACAAATACATCAAATGTTTTATTTACAGGATATAACAGTCGTTGCAACCCTACAAAATCCACCGCAGAAGATATAGCCCGGAAAAGAGCCATAGACGCACAAGCCGCTGATGAAGAAGCTAAAATCAAAGAAGCCCAAGACCTACGCGAAACCGCAGAATATGAAGCCGAGGAAGCAGCAGAAGAAAATGCTAAAAGAGCTGGGTCCAAAGCCCTAAATGATTATTACAGAACCCTAGGAGCACAACCACAAGCAGAAGCCACAAAAGCAGCAGAAGCAGAAGCAGAAGCAC